TAGCCAGTATTATTCCACAGCGTTCGCGGATCGCCTACCCCTGATTTTCGATTTCTCGTGCCGCTAGTCGCAGGAGCCCCTCTAGCGCGGCCTTCACCGTTTGTCGGCGGACATCATCGCGGTTGCCGGGGAAGTGCTGAACCTCACTGGTGACCGTTTCGCCAACGCCCCACGCCAGCCACACCGTGCCGACCGGTTTGTTCGGCGAGCCGCCGTCCGGCCCGGCCACACCACTGACTGCTACGGCAAATCGCGCCAGGCTTTTGTCCTGGGCACCACGCACCATCGCCTCAACGACCTCGCGACTGACTGCCCCCACCGACTCGAACAATTCACCCGGCACATTCAGTTGCTGGGTTTTCTGCCGGTTGGAGTACGTCACATAACCCGCCTCGAACCACGCCGAACTGCCGGGAATCCGTGTGATGGCTTCGGCAATCCCGCCACCGGTACAGGACTCGGCGGTGGTGACGTGGGCATTGAGCAGTTGCAGACGTCGGCCAAGGTCGGCGGCCAGTTGAGTGATCTCTTTCACGGCGTGCTCCGGATCGTGTGGAATGCCTCCACCGTACACGAGCCGGTTGCGCTTTCAATACACAGACTCATTCAAAATGTTCGGGCGCCAGCGCTCTGACATAGGCCTGACAGGCCTGCAAGGCAATCATTCCACGGTCGCCGGTGTCGGTGATGGCGATAATTCGTTGAGCATGCGCCGGGTCAAGTCGGGCGCGTACGGTTGCATGATCCACGCTGCCGGCGCCGGCGGTGGCTGGCACGTTGCAGCCTGGGGCAACGTCGCTGGCGTCGAGAAGGACTGACAGGCGCACATCAGCAGTGGCAAGGCGATCGCGCAGGCGATCCTGATCACGTTGGGCATCGCTCAGCGCTCGGTAGTGGGTTTTTTCACTGGCCGCGAGCCGTTGCTCCAGCGCCAGACGTTTATCCTGCTCAGCCTGTTGCACGGTGGCGGCGGTCTGGGTCAGTTGATTGAGGGTTTCGCCGTTTAACCGCGCCTGCTCGGCCAGTTGCCGCCCGTAACGCCACTCCTGCAACTGCCAGGCCGCTGCAAATCCACCCGCAGCCAGCAACAGGACGCCGATCATTCGCCAGGGGATTGGCATAGCACCGCCCTCGCCCGCGCCCAGATTTCCAGACGATCCTGCAAGCCGTTCAACCCGCCGTTGATGCGACGGGTAATGGTGTTGAACTCGTCGCGGTCGGCCAGTGCGTTCAAACCTTTCTGCTCCCAGAACCATGCCGCGGATTCGGCCGCCCATTGCGGCTGTTCGAGCAATTCGGGCAGAGACAGCAGGCGCTCATCGCCGAACAGGCCAAGGCTGCACTGGCGGTAATTCGAACGGCCGGTAATCTGGATCAACCCGCGCCCTCGGTATTTTTGCCCGTCGCCGTCGGCTTCAGGTGTGTTGCCCAGACGCAAGGCCAACGTACCCGTGTCGTACTTGCTCAGGTATTGGTTGTTGCCCAGTTCGCGCACATAACGCAATTGCCCCGACTCATGGCCGACCTGCGCAAGAAACGCAGCAATACGTTTAGGCGTGTCGATGCGCCGCCGAGTCATGGCAGTGTTGAGTGCAGAAACAAAAACGCCCGCTTGGGAGCGGGCGTTGGGCATGATGTCGATAAGGTTGTTTTCAGTTAATTGCATAATGCTTGATCCTCCCTGGATATTGCCCCGATTGAATCACGGTTGAAGGCCAATGCCGCTCAGCCATTTTTTTGCCAGAGTTTTCAGGGTGCTGTCCGGCGTCAGTTCTTCGGGGGATGCGAACACCCAACCGAGGGTGCCGAAGTTGGCGGTCCAGTCGATTTGCGGTGCCGGAGCGATTTCAGTGATGTCGATCCAGAGCAGATCCGGATGAAACATCTCGGCCATATTTCCATCGGTGGAGAAGAGTTCGACCACGGTGTTCTGGGTGATGCGTGCGTAGGTTTTCATCAGGCGTACTCGTAGATGATCACGGCACCGGGAGCGCCTGCTGCGCCCGGTCTACCCGGCTGATTGGTTGTGTTAGCGATCCCGCCCGCGCCTGAACCATAACCGGAACCGGGGGCAGCCACACTCAATGCGACGCTGCTCGCATACCCACCACTGCCGAGCGGTGAGTTTGCGCCGTGCCCGGCAAGTGTTGATCCGGTGAGGCACATCCCTGGGTTGCCGGCCGCACCTGCCGAATTGACAATGTTGCCGCCACTTGAGGTTTGGCTGGGAAAACCACCCACATACAAGCCGAATCCAGGAAGCGTAAGCGGAGAACTCGAGGGAGACCCGCCGCCACCGGTGGCCGTAACCAATGAACCCAGCGAACTTGTACCGCCACTTCCTCCGCCTGTGCCGACAACCCCCGCCGCGCCCCCAGCCCCCACGGTAATGATTTGGCTCTGCCCGATCGCGGCAGAGGATAACCAGGCTTGTGCGTAGCTACCGGAAGCGCCACCGCCTGTAAGGGAAACCTGGGTAGAGTTCGTCGCACCGATTCCCGAGCTGCCACCACCTCCGCCGACGATGGTGACCCATACGTTCTTCATTCCCACTGCTGGCACATAGATGCCGGACGCAGTAAATGTCCTGATCCCCAAGAGCCGGCCACTTGCAGCATTGCCACCACTCGCATACACCAGCACCCAACTATCCAGTGCTGCGCTGTACACCACCGAACACACACTACCGCCGACAATCTCGGCAGGGCGCAATGCACTCGCTGCGAGACTGACCAGCGGCTTGGGCATCAGCCCGTTCGGTGCAAACGTACTCGCCCCGGTATTGGCATTACCGGCAGTAAAGCGCAGCGCCAAGCCGTCCTTCAATACAGTGACGGCAGGCACATAATTGGCCATATAGAGATTGGCCGCGCCGATGTCAGTGGCATGTTTGTCTTCACCTGCCTGACTGAGTTTTTTCACCGCTTGCAGCAACTGGGTTGCATCGGCTTCGTTCGGCTCAAGGCCGGCGGATTTGACGACGTTCAACAACTCATCGGTGACGCTGTTGCCCCAGGTCGCCGGGATCAACGATCCGGGCAATCCCGCGACGACGTCTTCATTGACGAATTTGCCATTCACCAGCCCGACGCTGGGAACACTTTTTGGATAGTCCACGTTAGTTCCTCAACTGTCTGTCTGAAGCAGGCCTTCCAGCCAGTCAGGCTCAACTGGTCGGGAAAGCACATTGGGAAAGTCCGGATCATTCGGCCAATCGCGCAGTGCCTGCCGATACACCAATAGTTGTTTGAATTCCTCGGAGCGCAACGTCGTGCCCTCGCCCACTTCCAGTTCTTCGGCATCACGAAACACCAGCCACTGGGTGTTTTGCAGAACGTGGTTGCGCCATGCGCGCTCGTGGCTGGCAAGCGTTGCAGGAGAAACGACGGGGTCGGTCAAAACGGGCTGACCACTGGCGCTGGCGCTGATGACTTTGCCGCTCGCCTGCCCGGCAAACAGTTCGGTGTATTGCGCCTGGGTGATTTCCACCGCCCCTGCAGGCAGTTCGGGAAGTGCGCTGTCGACCAGATCAAAGCCCAAGCTTTGTGCATAAAAGAAAATCGTCATGGTCAGTACCCCCAAACCAGAATGCGGCCCGAAATGCCCGGATCAGCCTTTACACTTGAAGCCAGGACGCTTCGGACCCGAGCGACCACCGTCGTTGTCGTGGAGCTCCCGCCGTCAAATGCCCAAACGGTAACGTTGGAGGCACTCCATCCTGCCGGGTTACCTTCATTGGCAATACCTCCGAGGACAGCATTGGGAAACCTGATTGGCAGCGACACCGTCATGTTGCCATTCGCATCGGAGCCCCCCGTTACCCACTGCACGATCAAACCGCTGGGAAACTTTTGATATCCCGATGTGGCGAACTGTGCGGCGTAATTGGTTGAGTACTTCAGCGCAGCGGTGCCATAGACCACCCACACTCCAGACTCCCTGACGAAGTTCGCACTCTCACCATTGTTCATCACGATCGACGCCAGATAAGCCCCTTGAGGACTGATCTGCGCACCGGTTTTACTGGTCACCGTGACGGGCGCACTGTTACGGCAATGCAGGCTGATCGTGGCGCCGCTCGGCACCGCAGCAGCATCCGGAAGCGTCACGGTATACGTCGCGTTGCCGCCCAGGCCGATAGAACAGCCGACATCGACCGGGGTCAGTTGCGTGGCCGCATATATACCGCGAGCACTGGCATAACTGCCTAGCGCCCGCTGCACAAACTCGGATGTTGCTGCCGAGCGTCCACCATCAAACTGCGGCGCCGTCATGAACAATGCCGGACTGCGCAATGCCGCCAACAACTGATTGTTCGACGACTCGTTCGGCGTCAGACCAGCCGCCTGAACAACGTTAAGAATCTCTTGCGTGACGCTGTTGCCCCACGTCGCCGGGATCAGCGAGCCGGGTTTACCGGTGATCGGGTCTTCGTCGACAAACTGGCCATTGACCAGGCCGACACTGGGCACACTCTTGGGGTAGTCCAAGGTTTATCTCCTTAATCTGAAAATACATTGGGCGCAGGCCTCAGCCGCTTGAAGCGGCTAACCACACCGAGGCCGAAGACCGGGAGACGGTCAAAGGAACAAACGTTTCCTTGTGCAGGTATCAGTCGTTCACGACAACGCCGGGAACTGCCGGCCAGGCGACGGCATCGGGAAAACCGCTCTGCTTTTCAATACGGTTCAGCTCCACGCTGTAGAGCTTCCATTCGATCAGCAGTAGTTGTTCGTCATGGTTGGCATCGCCGATATCTTCGGCGTACTGCAGGGGGGCGATGCGCAGCACGGCATCGCGTAGCAGTGCGTCGCGCTTAGCGAGGACGACGCGTTTGCGATCCGCCAGCTGCGCAACCTCATCAACCTGCCAGGCGTTGCCCACCCAGACGTGAAAGCCACCCGGAAAAGGCAACCGGGTGAAGCCCTCCGGCAATTCGCCAAGCGCGTTCCAGGTTTCCCGAATGCCTGTGTCAGTGCGGTAGACATCGCCACGACAATCGATCTGCTGTTGCAAAGAACCCTTGTCATAGGCCCAGGCAAAACCCTCAGGCGCAGGGGAGAGTTCGATGCTTAGCGTCACCGCATTGCTTGGCAGTTGCAGACCGATTCCCGGCACGAGCGGGAACTCGACAGGGCCAACCAAGGCACCGCTGTCATCTATCAGATAATTGAACATGGGCACCTCAGATCAGTTTGATTCGCGCGGGATAGGCGATGTTTCGCGGTCGGGTTTCAGCGGCGAAATTGCCGATACTGCCGATGTAGGCATCATTGTCGAATGCAGGGTTGGGATAGGTCGTTGCCACCGTTGCTGAAGTCGGTAAAAAATTGACGTTGGTGGTAACGTCCCAGGCGATATCCGGAATCGCTGGAGCAGGCTTGAATGTCGCCCCGGTTCCAGTCGGCAGATAATGGTTGTGGCTTTGCAAGGCGTGCATTTGCAGGCTGCCTATTACACGTCCAGCATCAACGCTTCTGTTCTCACTCAAAACCCGCAAAAACTCGCCCCGAATCTCGGGAATTCGAAAGTTCGAAGCGCCATCGCCACTGGTCCAGCCGCCTTCTCTGCCAGTTCGCGCAGCTTCTGTGGTCAGCGCTCCGGATAGCTGGGCGAAATCCCACAGCCACGGCCATTCCGCGCGCTTGAACAGATCACCGTTGGGAACGCCATAACCTCCTGGGTTAAGCGTTGTGGTGGTCTCGAAAAACGGGCGTCCCAAGGCGGTATTGTCGAAGCGTCCTATCGGCCACCAGCTCCCCGTTCCGTCACTGCGCAGATGCCACCAGTCACCTCCCCCCATCAGCACCAGAAACGGATAGCCGCTGGCCGACAAGTTGGTGTGAAAGCGAATCCTGTCGGTGCCGGATGCTTGAACAACGAGGCGATTGCCGCTGTTGTCGACACGACGAAGAATCACATCGCGTACACCCAGAGAAACATCCGCCGGAGGTAAAGTCAGGGTCACGGGAGCGGGACTGCCATCGATCAAAACGAGACCGAGTTCCTGCTCAGCCAGTGACTTGGAAGCTGCAAGCCGGGTAATCACCGAACGCACCGGACTAGCGCTGCCAACAATCGATTGAATCGCCTTGAATAGTTGGCTGGTATCCGCCTCGGAAGCCACCAGCCCGCCACCGCTGATCACACTCAGAATTTCCTGAGTCACACTGTTGCCCCACACCGCCGGAATCAAAGAGCCCGGCGTACCCGCCACCGGGTTTTCATCGACGAAGCGACCATCGACCAGGCCGACGCTTGGGACGCTTTTTGGATAATCCATAGGTTGTTCGTTCCTTTGAAATGACAAATGACCGGCGTCGGCACAGCGTCTTCTGCGTGCCTGTCCACGGTCCGTTTTCTGAAAATAAAAAGCCCACAACGAAGTGGGCTTGGCTGACGCAGTACGCAGAATTTTCGGTTTAGCTGGAAAGGCCGCTGGCCAATTCGCGAATGGCGACCAAAGCTTCGTCACCAGCGCTGCGCGCCAGATCCATGTTGCCTTTGGCAGCCTGCGTGCGAATTTGCGCTTTGGCCTTCAGGCGCAGCGTACGCAGCGCCAGCAGATGGTCGGTCAGTTGATCGGCCTTGCTCAGAATCTGCTCGGCGGCTTGTTTGGCAGTGCGTCCTTTGACCACCCACGCAGCGACCGACAGCGGCACTTCCTTTTTCGGGTAACCGGCGTCCTGATAGGCCTGAGCATCGGCGGCGGCCTGGGCGTATTCCATGGCCTTGAGCGGGTCGCCGGCCAATGCGATGCGAGTGCTGTCGGCAGCGGCGTCAACTTTGACGCAAATCTGTTCAACTTCCTGCGCATTCAATTCAGTCTGTTTGTCTGCGTTCAGAACCCATGCCACACCGTCCCAGTCATGGGCGGCAGAAGGTTGAGGAAGGCGCATTTCGCCGTCGAACTGATGAAGCTCCTGAATAACGATCATCGAATAAGCTCCCAGGAAAACTGGACGTTAACGGCATCGGAAAAATTGACCGCGATACCGACGCTGTAATCAGTGACGGGATGGCTCTTGATGCCCATGCTCAGTAGCAGTTCATCACTCTCCGCGTTCGACTGGCCAAGGTTGTGCTCTGCCTGATAGCACTGCCACAGCGAGCGCAAATTGGCATGATCGAAACTGGCGGCCAGCGTTGAAACCGTCACGTCGTTGACGATGTTGTTAGTGAACAACACACAAGGAGTAACCGTTGCGGGGTTCCAGCCACCTGCGTTATTGGAGCTGCCAGCAATCATGGGCGACAGGAAACAATAATTGCCCCCCGCCCAGCCGGTTGATGGAAAACCAACAGCCGTCACTGCGGTTGAGGACGGCGTTGGATTGCCGGCAACCAATCGGGCAGAACGTGCGTGCGGATCCAGTGGCAGGAAAATTGCGCCCGTGCCGTTGACCGTCTGAGTCCAGGTCAAGCGCGCACGGTTGTAGATGGTTCGAACCGTGGGCACCGAGCCCGGTGCGCCGGTCACGATCCAGGCCAGGCACATGTCCAGTGCCGTCGACTGGAAGCCGCCACCGGCGGCACCGTTGACCGTTCCTTTCAACGACTCGGGCGTCACGTCATGGATGTTGCCACGCTGCACGTAGAACGTCAGCGCACCGCCAGAGACCTGAGCGCGTAAAAAGTAATGGCTGCTGGGCAACAGATCCGCACTGCTCCAGGCCGACGTCACAAACGTGCGCGAACGACCCAACTGGCCATTCACGACTTCCTGACCGAGGCTGATATAGGTGCCTGCCGCAATGGAAACCCTGCCACCACTGGTGGATGCCGCAGCCGGGCTGACCGTCAACCGACCATCGGCGGTGGCTACCGTCGGCAGCGGCAATGCCACCAGCGGCAACGCCAGATCCTGATTCCAGCCCTTGGCCGTCACCGACTGAATCGCTTGCAGCAACTGATCGTATTTTTTCTCGTCCGGCGTCAGACCCGCCGCATTGATCACACTGAGAATTTCCTGGGTAACTCCGTTACCCCAATCCGCCGGGATCAGCGATCCCGGGGTTCCGGTCATTGGGTTCTCATCGACAAACTTCCCATTCACCAAGCCGGCGCTGGGCACACTGTTCGGATAATCCATGGCTTATTCCTCCCTAGTCATAATTGATGTGCACCTTGGTATGCGCCGGTGCACTGCGGTGAATCAGGCATTCCAGCGCCGACCCCGGATTGACGCCGAAGCGCTCGCCCCAGTAGCTCGCGCCGAAACGCCGACCGAGCAGCAAGCGCCCGCCGGTGTTGAGGGTCCACATGAACTGCGCTTCCCACGTGCCCCAGTGCGCCGAGCCGAAACGCGAACGGCCCATGCGAGGGGCTTCGAGTTCGGTGATGGTCGCGTTGGGGTAACCCTGGCTTTTGGCGATGTCGATGTAGTAACCGACAGCCTGGCTCCCCACCGCGAGCAAGCGCCGGCGTACGGCGAGGCGGCGGTCGTCGAACAGCGGTGTGGCGCCCAGGCACGGGTCGGGCAGGTTCATCACCTGTTCCCAGTCCGGCACCAGTTCGCTGACGCCGGCCGGGTCCATTTCGTTGAGCAGGTCGGCGGCGCGCGCATCGAGGCGCGCCAGTTCGACGGCGACGCCTTGCAGCACTTCCTCCAGTTCCGGCACCCGTTCCGGATCCCACGCCGGGCCAGTGGGCAGCAAGGCTCGCAGTTGCGCCTGATATTGCGCGGCGGTTCTTATGCCCCCCATACGCAACCTCCGAAGGTCAGCAGTTCGCTTTGCCCGGCAGGCACGTCAGCAGCCGGCGCGGTCAGCGTGTGATCGTACTCACCGCCGGCGCTGCTGATGGCTTCGCGGATATGGCTGATCAGCAACGGCACACCCAGATCGGCTTCGCGGTTGTGCAGGTCGCGCAACTGCGCCTCAACGGCGGCGCGCACAGCGGTGGTGTCCGGATTAACGCTCTTGAAGCGATACACCACCGGCACTTGAATCGGCCGCTGCACGTGCACTTCCGCCGTCACTGGACGCAGCGGTTCGATGTAGTCCTGAACTTCCGCCAATTGCTCATCGTTCGGCACCGGTTGCGGGTCTTCGTCACGCATGATGAATACCGTCACCGTGCCCGGCCCGAGCAAGCCGCCACGACACCAGGCGCGGGTCACGCCCGGCACTTCCAGTGCCCAGGTCTCGTAGTCGCTGGCCGAACCGCCATGGGGAATCACGCGGTAGGAACGGATCACCCGCGAGCGCAACGACTCCAGGCTTTCCCGCGCCACACCGCCGCTGAGTCCCGGCGCCAGCACGACAAAACTGTTGCCGACCACACCGGCAATCGGCTGCACCGGCGTCAGCGCCAGCCCGGCGTCGGCATTGCCGAGGCTGCCGGCATCGAGTGCGGCGATGGTGGTGGTGTTGCTGCCATTGACCGTGGTGCGCGCGGCGGTGACTTTGTAGGTGCGGCCGTCATTGGTTTGCAGCAGCGTATCGGCGTCGAGCACCGCGCCGGCAGTCGCGGTAAAACTGACGCTGCCGGTGGCGACTTGCGCGGGTTTACGTGGCTGGTTCAGGCGCAGTGCGGCAATCCGCTCCAGGGTGGATTCATCGGCCTTGTCCGGCAGAATCTGCTCGGCAATCCAGTCGAGATAACCGTACAGGCCAAAAGCGGCGCCACCGAGGGTACGGGCCAGCACTTGCGCATCGGACTGGCGCAGCGAATCGCCGGCCAGGTCGCTTTGGGTGCGCTTGATCAGCACCGGCAGCGAAGGGGTTTCAAACGGC